TTCGTATGTTGTATAGAATGTATGTATTCCCCATACTGGGAATACATGCCATTCATCTACCCTTCGTGCAAATGATGGAAAATAACAATTTTTCCACCATTGCGAAGGTAAGTTGTTAGAAGTAAATATAATAGTTTTTCCTACAAAGTTTACATTGCCACCCTTTGTTTCTACGTGCAAAGGGTATCTATCACATATACGTAAAACTAAATCAAATTTCAACCATCCATAAAATTCATCTATGATGATCGTGTCTTGGTTAGTATAGCCGTCCCACCAGTTGCTGCGCTGTTTCCAATAAGCGTTGGGGAAGTGGTCTAAGGCCCATTTACTTTTGCCTGTACCTGTTGGGCCTTGGTACACATAAACTGTTGGCTTAAAGTCTCTCTGAGGCGTAACCAGTAATCGGTAGTGTGCAAGACTCCTGTGACTCATTAACCACGTAGCGAAGTGAAAGTTTGCTAAGTCGTTGTCTGTCTTTCCTTCTTCGATCATTAATTTCATTTTCATCAAAGCTTCTCTTCTGGGCATTTTCAGACTCAACTGAGTTTCGCAGTCTTTCTTCAGCTCCTTCCAATTGTGTGTGGAGGGAAATAATACGGGAAAGATCGCGTTCGATAACTGTTGGTATAAGTCCTCGTCTGTAGTAATCTCTCCAGAAGGTAGCCCATGCGTTGGTGTCGAGGTCTCTAGTGCACAATCTTTCAGGCAATACAAAATGGCTTGATTTCGGTTGCCTTTCCTCGCCTCCAGATGAGCACGAGGTAGTCGCATCTTCATCCATTGAAGTGGTTTGTGATGAGGAAGTTCTAGATACCCTTGATAATGGGGAGTACCGTCTTCCCCTGTTTCTAGGTTGTACACTGCAAATATTGGTACGGTCGGCCATAATTCGAAGGTAAGTTGTTCTATGTCCGAGTCGGTAGGATTGTTAATGGTGAAACACCAAAAACTACTTTCCTTATTTCTTTGGACGTTGCGTACCATGCTCCAAATGTTGAAATGCTTAGTATTACCTGCATTTCATAAAAATCGCCCCCCCACCTGTTGTACTTAGTGTGATATGGATGTGGAATAGGATGTGGAAGACCATCATTCTTGTATTTGCGTCCAGTATGGCACGTATGCGTAGGTTTAAAAAGCGTCCTGTCCCAGTTCGGAAAATTCGTAGAAAGTTCCGTAGACCTAAGCGGACCAATCAAACTGCTAGACTTAAAATAGCCCGATCCCTTAGGGCTTTCCCGAATACGAAATTAGTGAGACATATCTATGAAGAGGATATAATACATCCTGTAGGTGCAGCTGCTGGATTTATATCTCAGTATAGTTTTCGGGCCAATGGTATGTTTGATCCAAATTTTACTGGTATTGGTCATCAACCATTGTATCGTGACGAGTATGCTGCTTTGTATAAGACTTATACAGTCATTGCTAGCTTTATTAGTGTGACATTTGATCATGTGCCTGGATTTAATCATCATATGATTCGAGTAGATACTGATGGTACTTCTGCTGGACTCGGAGTATCCGAGATTATGGAACAAAATCCGAGTACGAGTAGTGATACGATACAGCGTACTAAACCGTTAACGTTAAAAAAGTCGTATGATGCTAAACGTTGGTATAAAACCAACTTAAGTGGATTAATGGCTGATGACCTTAAAAAGACTGGCGTTGGTGGTGATCCTAGTGAAGTTGTTTACTACAATATTCTTCGTGCGCCAATTGAACAAGCTCTTGTTGTTGCTAGATGTCCTGCTCGTGTTCGTATTATATATGTATGTATGTGGCGTGATGTGCGTGATGCCATAGGTAGTTAAGAATTTTGAGACCCTCTCGGCGAAGGGGACCCCGGGTTTACCCGAGGGGAAATACCCGAGTCGGGTCGAATTACCCAAAAAATGAACGTAGAACATAGTATTAAATTGTATTAATTATATTGCTAAAAAAGTGTGGACATGCTTCTTCGTATGTTGTATAGAATGTATGTATTCCCCATACTGGGAATACATGCCATTCATCTACCCTTCGTGCAAATGATGGAAAATAACAATTTTTCCACCATTGCGAAGGTAAGTTGTTAGAA